GGCGGGCCGCCCGGCAGCCCCGACGCGAGCTGGCCCGCAGCCGATCCGTCCTCACCCGGCCAGTACGCCACCGGAACCGCCGAGCCGGTCAGCTTCGTCCAGTACCGGTACATCGCGCTCTTCAGCGGCGTGTTGCCCTGCCCGAGGCGGCGCAGCACCCCGCTCCCCGTGATCGTGGCCTTCACGTTGTGGCCGGTGGGATCCCAGTCCGGCGGCCACGCCGTCACCTCGAAATGGCCGCGGTACTTCCGGTCCGAGATCTCCGCCGTGCCCGCCAGCGTCCACGTGTTCGCCTGGCCGTCAGCGAACGACGCCGCACCGGGGGTCTGGGCCGTGAAATCCGGTGACGCCTTCACCGTCCCGGCGATGCCGGACAGCAGCCGGAACGCGTGAACCTTCCCCAGGTAGCCCAGGTAGCCGTTCGGCGCCGACAGCACATCGCCGGCAGTGACCGCCGCGGTGCCCGCGAACACGCTGTTAGCGCCCGCGACCACGGCCGCGCCGAGCTGCACCCACGCCGGCGACGTGGCCAGCACCGGCCCCAGCTGCGCCTGATTCGCCGCCGCCACGGCGGTGTAGAACGTGACGGTGCCGGTCGCGACGGCCAGGGTGACCCGCAGGGCCTGGCGGCGCAGCGGCGGCAGCGGCACCGTCGCCGTCGACGTCGCGGACACCAGCGTCGACCCGTCCGGGGACCACCACCAGGTCAGGGTCCCGTTCTCGTTCAGCTCCAGCGCCCAGCTCCGCTGGCCCCCCGACGCGACCCACTTCCCGCACAGCGCCTGGTTAGAGTTCCAGTTCCCGAGCGTCACATCGATCTGGACTTCGGTGTCACCGGTGATCTGCAGCGCCGCGGCGTTCGGGCACGACGCGTACGACACCTGATCGGTTTCGGACCGGAGATAGGACGCGCCCTCGAGCGTGCTGATGCGCAGCGGCGTGTTCCTGCCTATCAAGCCGTAAAACGGCCCGGTCGGGTTGTACTGGCAGAACCGGCCCGCGCTGTTGTCCGCGATCAGCGGCACCGACGACGGGTTCGTCCTGGTCGACTCGTCAGGGTGGCCGCGGGTGATCATGATCCCGGAACCCGGCAGCAGATAGCCGGAGATGTCGGTCCAGACGCCGGCCATGCTGAGCTCGTACCGCTGGTCGAGGAACCCGGCTGGGAACGCGGTCATGACTGGAGCCGGCCGAGCGCGACCTGCACCGAATTCGGGCCGCCGCCGCCGACCCGCCGGACCTCGAACCGCAGCGCACGCACCAGCTCCGTCAGCAGCGGCCCGTCACCGCCCTCCGCCCGGACGATCAGCTCCAGCCGGCCCAGGCCACCGGCCGCGCCCAGACCGCCCGCCGCGTACGCGCCGCCTGACACGCCCAGCGCCAGCCGGTGCGCCGCCGCGACCGCCGCCGGCCCGTAATCGTCGATCCCGGCAGTCAGCCCGAGCGCGATCATCCGGCCATGCTCGTAGAACACCCGCGACGGGGAGAAGATGTGCAGCACCGACGAGAACGCGTGCGACACGTCACCTGCCAGATTCCCGATCGTGCCCAGCAGCCCCCCGATCCCGGACTTGATCCCGCCGATCAGCCCCCCGATCAGAGCGGACCCGGCATTCCACAGCAGATGCCCGAAGCCGGAGACGACCGACGAGATGATGTGCACGATGCCGTGCCAGATCGACGACGTGACGTTCTGCAGGGTCTTGCCGGCCGCGGACCAGTGGCCCTGCAGGATGTCCAGCCCGGCGCCGACCAGGTCCGTGATCACCCTGACCGCAGTGGAGATCACCGTCCCGATCACGGTCCACACGATCCGGGTGACGCCCCAGATCACATCCCACGCCGCCTTCACCACGGATGCCACGACCTGCACCCCGACCGACACGACGGTCTTGATGATGTCCCAGTCCGCGCGGATCGCGGTCGCGATCAGGTCCCACGCGGCCTTCGCGATCCGCATGATCTCCTGCCCGTGGGCCTTCCAGAACGCGGACAGCACCGCGAGCTGCGCCTTGATCCAGACCAGCGGCCCGCTGATGAACCACTGGATCGCGGCGCCGGCGAGGTGCATCGCGTCGTGCCACACGGCGACGAAGTAATGCGCGACGTTGCCGACGATCTCGCGGACCAGCGCACTGTGCTTGTACAGCTCGATCATGCCGACGACCAGGGCCGCGATCGCGATGACGACCAGCCCGATCGGGTTGGCGTCCATCTCGATGTCCAGGATCGCCATCGCCGCCCCGGCGATCTTCGTCACGCCGGTGAACAGCGCCAGGCCCGTCACCAGGATCCCGACGCCCTTCGCCACATCCAGGAACGCCCCGGAGTGGGAGGCGATGAAGCCGAGGAACCGCTGCGCGACCGGCAGGACCTTGTCACCGATCTCGATCATCAGCGCGTCGAACGTGCCCTTCAGCCGGTCGACTTCCACGCCGACGGTCTGCTTCGTCTGGTCCCACGCGGTGCCGAAGTCGTGCGCGCCCTTGATGATCGCCGGATACTTCGATTCCAGCCGGTCCATGTTGCCCAGCAGCACGGCGAGCCCGACCCCGGCCTTCTTCCCGAAGTCGGCGACCAGCTGCTCGGAGACCTTCGTCCCGGTGATCCCGATCTTCGCGTAATGCCGCTGCAGGTCCAGCAGCGCGGGCATCAGGCCGCCGCGCTGCATGTCGGTGGCGAGCTGGGTGACGGACATCCCCATCGCCGCGAAATCCGCTTTCCCCTGCTTGGACGGCACCTGCATGGCCTGCACCGCCATCCGCAGTTTCGTCGCCGCGTCCGCGCCCCGGATGTTCAGGTCACCGAACGTGGCCAGCGCCGACCCGACATCGATGAGGGTCAGCCCAGATTCCTTCATGACCGGCATGAGCCCGGTGCCCATGGCCTCGGCCAGGTTCTGCATCGTCATGTCACCGGCGCCGACGATCGCGTTCAGCGCGCCCATCGCCTGCGCGTAGCTCTTGACGCCGGGAATCCCGGAGGCGACCGTGGATGTCAGCGCGTTCGTGACGTCGACCAGGTCCGCGTTCCCGACCTTCGCGCCCTCCGCCGCGATTTTCACCACGTTCAGCATCTGCGCCGACGACGCACCCAGCGACGCCATGTTGCTCGCGACGTGGAACAGCGACATCGACAGCGAGTTCGGACTGAAACCGACCTGCCCGGCGAGCTGCAGCACCCCGGCCTTCAGGCCGGCGAGCGCCGGGAGCGGCACCCCGGCCTGGGTGACCAGCATCTCCGTCGACCGCTGGAAGGAGATCGCCATCTTGATCGACTCGTAGCCGATGCCGCCGATCGCCGCGGCGACGCCGAGCATCGCCGTGCTGGACAGCCGGAACTTCGACGCCGCGCCCTCCGCCTGCGCACCCGCCGCGTCGGCCTTGACCCCGGCTTTCTCCTCCGCGTCACCCGCGACCGTGGCGCCCTCGCCGGCGCGCATCTCGGCCTCAGTCAGCCGGATCTGCGCATCAGCCTGCGCCAGCGTCGCCTTCGTATTCGCGTCCAGGGCCGCGGTGTAGTCCTCGGCGGTGTGCGCGTCGTCGGCCTGGACCTGCGCCAGCTTCGCCGCCGTGTCCTGCGCCTTCAGGCTGGCGTCGATGTAGTCCGACAGGGCCGCGGTAACGTCGTCGACCCCGGTCACGGCCTGCGCGGAGTCGGCGGTCAGGACCATGCTGATCGGCTTGCGGAGCGAGTCGCCCTTGAGCGCGAGGTCGTCGAGGACGGCGTGGGAGTTGCCGGGGTCGGCGACGATCGCCATCGCGATCGTCTTCACCAGCGAAGCCCCGCCCGTCACCCCTAACCCTCCTCTTCCGGCCTGCCCCTGCGTGCCTGGTGCTCCGCGACCCGCCGGTCAATCACCGAGCAGAACACGCGGAACTCATCCACCAGCAGCTTCCGCGCCACCGACGGCGGCATGCCGAACGCCTCCGCGAGCGGCACCATGTACTCCCACCAGGTCGCCTCCAGGTCCTGGCCGTAGAACCGTTCTAGCTGCCGTTCCCGCTCGGCGAGAGCTGCGGCGGGATCCCAGTCGGCTGGGAGGGTGGCCCCGGTGACGGGACTGTAGGAGGGACTCCTGCCGCACCGTCGGCGTCGGCGTTGTCGGCGGCCTGGTCCTTCCGCGCGGCCGCCTCCGCCTCGGCGAGCTGCTGCAGCTGGATCGCAGCCACGACAGCGTTCTGAAAGCTGATCGCCGGGAAACTCAGTCCGACGCACGGACCCTCGGTGCCTTCCTGCTGCAGCATCAGCCAGTAGAGCGCCCGCAGGCAGTGCGGGTCGACGTCGTTCAGCCCTTCCTGCCACGCCTTCAGCCCGCGGCCGGCGGGGTACTGAGGGTCGACGGTGCTGGACTTGATCACGAACGCCTGCTCGATCGTGACCTTGCCGGAGTCGATGGACCGTTGCCGGCCTTCAAACTCGATGATCATGAGGGGGTTTTCCTTCCGTCACTTGAATCCGTACTCGAATGCCCAGTCGTCGATCACCCGGGCCACGATCTCCGCCGCCGCCTCGAAGCCCTCATCGCCCGCCGGGCCCAGGAACGGATGCACCGGCCCGAGATACCAGTGCTTCCGGTTCCCGTACAGCGGATGCTTCGACGGGATCTCCGCCGTATACGCCGCAGGGCCCTTCGGCCCGCCCGCGACCACGTAGATCCCCGACCGGCCGCCCGTCACCCGCACCGACCCCGGCACCCGGGACGAGAACTCCGACGCGTTCGCCCGCGCCAGGCCCGCGATCAGCTCCCCAGCCTCCCGCAGCCGCGCCGACAGGTCCGCGCCGGCGGTGCCGGACAGGCCCATGCCCCGCACCGACGCGGACAGCGTCTTCAGCCCGGTCACCTGCACGCGGGCGTGGCCTTTGACCTTCACCCGGCCCGGCCGCTTGCGGTGCACCGTCATAGCAGGTCACGGCACAAGGTCGGTCGACATGTAGGAGACCTGGATCTGGTTGTCGACCTCGTCGTCGAGGCCGGTGAACGGCAGCGCCAGGTTGATGATCCCCGGCCCTGCCACGACCGGGCTCTCGCCGTCGAGGTGGATGTTCGGGATCAGGACCGCCAGGGTCGGGAAGTAAGTGCTGGCGATCGCGACCGGGCCGGTGAACTGCAGCAGCAGGCTCGCGGCGGTGTCGCCGTAGAAGATGTCGTAGTAGCTGGCCGCGGAGTAGAACTCGGCGTTGAGAGTGCCGGTGATGTCGCGAAAGTTACTCTCGAGCTGCTCGCCCTTGACCCCGGCCACGCCGGAGCCGCCGGTGCCGCCCGTGCCGGCGATGAACCACCGGGTGGTGTCCAGCGGGTTCGTGACCTTGATCGAGGCCTTGGTCACCCGCGCGGCCGCGACCGGGGTCGACAGGGTCGTCACGCCCGCGGCGGTCGCGAGGGTGCCGCCGGAGTAGATGGTGGCCTCGCGGAAGTGGAAGAACTGCTGCCCCGCGCTGTATGACGGCGCGGTGATCGCCGGGCCGGCGATGGTGCCCTGCGGATTCTCCGGCGTCAGCTCCTGCCACGCGTCGATGCCGAGAGTGAAGGTCGCGAACTTGTTGACCTCGGTGTCGAGCTGCCAGTCCGTGATCTTGGAGCCGACGTAGGTGAACGGGTGGACCACGCCCATGGAGTCGGGCTTCCCGATCTGGATCGTGGAGGTCTTGCCCGCCAGGGATCCGGGGGCGTAGGTCTGCAGGTACGCCGCCGACGACGCCTGCTGCACGACCAGCGGATTGGACGTGCCGCCGGTGATGCCGGGGGTGAACGCGCCCATCATGTGCTCCAGCCACAGCCCCAGCTGCGAGAACGGCGCGTCGAACACCAGGCCGCCCTTCGCCTCCCAGGACCCGACCACCCGCCGCGACGACCGGCGGAACAGCCCGATGCCCGCGCCAGGGCCGCCGCCCGACCCCGACGAAGGGCCGCGCAGGCCCTGGCCCTGCACCACGTTCTTGGCACCCTTGATGCTTTCGGAGTTGAACTCCAGGAAATGGGTCGGGGTCGCGGCGGTGCCGTTCGTCGCCTCGGTCACGATCCCCGCAGAACCGGCCAGGCCCGCGCCGAGCGGCGTCGGCGCCATTACTCAGCCCCCCCAGCCCCACCGTCGATGACGGGGATCTCGGCCGCGTCCTTATGCTGGCCGCACCAGCAGTCGTCGCCGACCGTCTCGCACACATCTCCCTCGCCCGACGTGGCATCGACGAAGTGGAACCCGTCGGCGATGAACCCGGGCGGCTCCGGCGCATCCACCGTCGCGCCGACCGCGACCCGCCCCAGGACCCCGTTGTCGATGTACCCGCCCTCGCACGGCGGGTTCCTGTAGTCACCCTGATACGCCGGGCCGACCGGGCGGCCGCGGCTGTCCGTCCCGTGCCGGGCACCCCCGTGCGGGCTGACGCACTTCACCTTCCGCACCACTGCCTCCTAGCTGAGCCGGACGTAGAAATAGATCTTGAAGACGCACACGGCCTCAGCGCCGCCGCCAGGCACCAGATCGGCGTACCACGCCGACTCGGCGAACTCCGACCACTGCACCAGGCCGCCCATCGTCGTATCACCCGGCCCGGCAGGCGGGACGCCGCGGAGCAGTTCCTCCACGACCGCGGTGATGGCCTTGCACCCGTCGCGGTGGACCTTGCTCGAGGTGTCGCCGGTCCAGTGCTTCGCCGCGCAGGTGATGTCACCGGCCTGGTTTCGGCGGGTCGCGTCGTTGCCGATGTACGCGAACGACTGCGTCGAGGTGCCGTACTCGCCGCCGGGGTTCTTCGGGTCGCAGCCGATCCACAGGCACTGCTCGACACCGGTCGCGTCCGCGGGCGGGACCGGGCCGTCGAACACCTGGACGCCGAGTGCTTTCAGCGCCGCCGACGCCTGGCACTGGGCGACGAGGTAGTCGGTGACGTCGGGGACGAGGTCGGTGGTGCTCACCGGCGGTCACCGGGCCTGCGGAGCTGCGGCCGGACCGCAGCCATGTGCTCGGCGTGGTGACGGTCGAGCTTGCGGTGCAGGTGCCACAGCGCCGGTGTCGCCCAGATGACAGAGGCGAGCAGGTTGGACCAGACCGCGCCGTCCGGCCAGCCGAAGTAGAAGACCAGGACGCTCACCGCCGCACCTGCCCGGCGATGCGTGCTTTCAGCGCCTCGTGGTGCTCGGCGGACTGCGCCATGCGCTCGCGATGGTGCCGCTCAGCCTGCCGGTAGTGCACCATGACCGAGCCGAACAGGCCGGTGAAGATGGCCGTCGCGCCGCCGAACCCGGACCAGCCGCCGGCCTCGTCGGTGTTGCCCATGATGTGCAGCAGCCAGTTCACGCGACCACCATCCGCGACGCGGCCAGCTCCGGCGTCAGCAGCTCATACGCACGGTTCGGCACCGCGAACCCGAACGGCGTCGCGATCGTCTCCTCATCACCGGTGCCGGTCCCGGTGCCGGTGCCGCCGCCCTCCACCATGTACAGATGCTTCAGGATGATCTTGCTCGCTTCGTAGATGCAGCCGGGGATCACCAGCCGGCCCGCGGTGTACTGCCAGATGTAGGACCCGTAGAGGAACGGCAGGCCCGACGTGTGGGTCACGATGCCGGTCGCCGGGTCGGCATAGAGCTGGGTGACCGGATAGGGGATGCCGTAGAACATCGTCGGGAACATCGGCGACGGCGGCGACGGGATCGTGATCCCCGAACTGGCCAGGCCGGGCGGGTACCCGGTCCATCCGACCAGGCCCAGCACCGGTGGCTTGGACAGGGCCTGCATCACGCCGCGGGATGGCAGTTTCTCGATCACGGTCTGCTGCATCACCGGGCCGCACCAGTACTCGATGACGTTGGTGACCGCCGCGTTGTAGCCCTGGATCTTCGCGTCATATGCCGTGGTGCCGGTGAGGTGCAGGATCTCCTTCGCCTCGGCCAGCGACACGATGGTGGCGTCGGGCAGCGGCTGGATCTCGAAGGAATCCGAGAACGCGCCGGGATAGGTCGGGTCGACGTTCGTGAAGGTGAAGATGTGGTGCCCGGCCTGGGCGCTGGTGAACGTCGCCACATAAGACCCGGACCCGACCGCGCCGGAATGGCTGACCACCGGGTTCACCGTCGTCCCGTCAGGCTGCACCACAGCGCAGGTCACCGAGGCCAGCAGCGTCGCGTCCTGCGGGTTACCGCCCGTGTCGGTGCTGAGGAACGCGAGGGGCACCTGCGCCCCGGTGAACCACGGCGTGACCGCCGGCATGACCCCTCACCTCCTCTTCTTGCGGGACCGGGGCACCCGAAGGCACCCCTCAGGCCACGGGCACCCCGGCGACTATCCGGCCGCCAGGGCTTTCCCGTTGCCCATCGCGGTCTTCGAGTGCGCCAGCACCCGGAGCTTGCGGATGCCCTCGGCGACCTCGCGGCGCACGTCGGCCTCCTTCGGCCGGGTCAGCCCGATCGCCGCCAGGTGGAACAGGTGACCCTCGCCGACCGCCGGGCTGAGCGTGGTGACCAGCAGATGCCACCCGGCCGCGATCACCTGACCGCCCGGCGTCGGCACCGGCACCGGACCCCAGGAGACCGAGACGCCGAACGTCTCGCCGAAGCACTGCTTCCCGGTCTCGTCCTCGGCCCACGCCTGCGCCTGGGCTGTGATGTCCTGCGCTGCCATGGGTTCAGGCCGCGACTTCGGCGGAATCCGGCACGGGAGCAGCCTCGGCGGCGGCACGCTGCTGCTCGTCAGCGACGGCCTGCGCGGCGACCTGCTTCGTCTCGGCTTCCACCGACTTCAGCAGCTCCGCCAGCATCACCCGCGTGCTGTCCGGCACAGCCAGGCCGATCGCCGCCTGCACCAGCGGGTCCGCCTCGATCTTCCCCGCCAGCTCCATGAGCCCCGGCAGGTGGCTTTCGAGCAGGTCCCGGCCGTGCTCGAAGTGGGCCTTCACGTCGTTCACGATCTCCGCCAGGGTCATGACTGGTCGTCTCCTTCGAGGGGTTGCCGGCCGTCCCCGCGGACAGCCGGCTGATCTGCGCGCGGAGTTCCGCCGCGCGGTCCCACGCATAGGCGCCCTCCGCCAGCTCGAGTTCGGAGTCGAGCTGGCCGAGGATGCCCGCGCGGACGCTCACGATTTACTGCCTGCTGAGCAGCAGGTACGGGACCTTGCCGACTGTCGCGGCCATCGCCGGCAGCACCGCCGGGGCCGTGGCCGTGGCCACGAGGGCGCCACCGGAGGCGTACAGCGGCACCTGCCCGGTCAGCGCGACCGCGCCCGCGACCGCGCTCGACGTCATCGCGTCGATCGTGTTCCCTGTCGTGCCGCTCTGGTAGAACGCGATCCCCCAGATCGCCGGGCCTTGCGGCACGATCACGCCGGTCGACGGGCCCTGCGGCGTGCCCGCCGTCCCGATGTTGCTCACCGTCGCGGCGAGCTGGATCTTCTGCGCCGTCGCCGCCCACCCGGTCGCCGTGGTGTTGTCGGTGCTCTGCGCGAGCAGAGCCGCACCGGTGGCCACGCCGTTGTACAGCGCCACCCACGAGTGGGTCAGGGTGCCGCCCGCGACCGAGGCCAGGAACGACACGAAGTTGAAGATGTCACCGGCCTGCACCGGGACCGCGTAGACATTCAGGTTGGTCACGGTCGGGATGACCGTGGTCACGATGTCGCGCCGGCTGATCGTGCGCCGGTACGGCGGGATCGGCGACCCGTCGAGCAGCCACTCTTCCTCGGAGTCGGGGTACCGGCCCGAAGCCAGATCTGACATGTGGAGTTCCTCTCCCTCAGCCGCTTGGTTTGGTGCCGGGCTAGAAGCCGACCAGTCCGCCCGCAGCGCCCTGCGACAGGGCCGCGCCGAGCGCGCCGATCGAGTTGACGTTCCCGTAGCTGACCAGGTTCCCGGAGGCGTCCTGGTACCGGTTCGCAATGGACGCGTTGTACGCGTACAGCTGGAACCGGACCGCCAGGTTGCCGGACAGGACCTCCTGCAGGACCCGGGTCCGCATCTGGCCCTCCCAGACGAACAGGTCCTGCCAGCGCGCCGCGATCAGCGGCGTGAACACGTTCGCGTTCGTCGACGTGCCGCCGGATCCGTCGATCGGGGCCACGTGGCCGTTGGAGATCGCGCCCAGGTACGGCTGCGTCGCGCCGGTCCCGCCGAACGTCAGCGGGATGTTCGGGTCGATCCACAGCGGCAGCGACAGCATCCGGCCGGCCAGGCCCTCGGCCAGCGCCGCACCCGAGGCGGCGGCGACCTGGTTGAAGTTGTTGCCGCCATCCGTCGGCACCACCAGCGGCCGGCCGGTGGAGTCCGTCGACGTCGACAGCGCCCACCACACAGCCGGATTCGCCACGAACGCATCCGGCGCCAGGAACCGGTTCCGGGACACCCTGGAGATCAATTGCCCCGATGCGGTGAACAGCGACGCCGCACCCGTGAACTGCGCCGTCGTCAGGCCCGACGCGTAGGCGTAGAACCCCTCGTTGCTCGGGCCCGCCGTCCCTAGCGACGCGTTGCCCCACAACTGCCCGTTCTGGTACAGGCCGTTCAGCTGCGGGTATCCCGCGCCCAGGAGGAGCTGAGCGGAGAACTGCATGTTGTAGTCCGCGGTCAGGTCCCCGAAGATGATCTCGTCGTAGTTCAGCGGCGACTGGTCCAGCAGCTGCATCGCCGCGTCCTGCTGACCCGCGATCGTCATCACGCGGCCCTGCACGAAGTTGTCCGCGATGTCCCGGCCAGGCAGCGGCGCGCCGTCGCCCGGCTGCGTCCCGGTCGCCGTACCGAGGGTCAGCCGCGGGATGTTGATCGAGTCCGTGCCGCTGGGGAGCGGGAAGTTGTGCCACAGGTCCGCGAACACGCGCCCGGCCCGCAGGTACTCGATGTACTCATCCACCAGCCACAGCGGCGGCACCTCATACCCGCCCTGCCCGTCGGTCCGGGAGATGATCCGCTTCTCGAACACCGGGACGCCGGAGGCGAGGAACCGCTCATAGGTCCGCCGCTCCAGCCGCGCCATGCGGCGCTCACGCGGCGTGCCGCCTTCCAGCCCCTCGCCGGACAGCACCGACTCAAGCCGCCGCTGCGCCCGCTTCTGCGCACGCTCTTCCCGCTGCGGCATCTCGACGCGGAGCTCGGCCTCGTGCCGCTCCTGCCGCGCCTGCGCTTCGCCCCAGCCGCCGTCGCCGTCGCCCTTGCGGAAGTGCACGCGCGCCTGGTCCAGGAAGTAGGAGTGACCGGAGTACTCGCCGTAGGTCGTCGGCTCGCTGGTCACGGTCACGCCCGACGCGCGGCCGGTCACCGGAGCCGGGTCACCGGCGCGGAGTTCGGCGGCCCGCTGCTCGCGGTCACGCTGCTCGCGCATCCGCTTCAGCTGCTCGTCGACCTCGCCGATCTCCCTGGTGGCCTTGTCGTAGGACGCCAGTTCCTCGGGGGTGTTGCTGAGGGTTTCCCTGGCCGCGGCGAGATTCAGGGTCTCGGTCGCGCTGGCCAGCAGGGCGGCGCGGCGCTCTTCCAGCTTGCGGATCAGCTCATCCACGGGAGTTAGTCCCCTTCACGAGGCACGCTTCGACGTGGGCGCGTCATCTCGTGGGGACTGGCGTACGGGCCGCATGCCTGCGGGGGTGCGCCTGTCCGGGACTACTTGATCAGCCCGTAACGATCGTCACTGTAGGCGCATGATCAGCCTGGGGTCAAGCGAACAGCGGCCGGATTTGAACCTGGGTCATAGAGCGGGACCCCTGTCAGATCCCTCTAAGAACCGGCCAGGGTCCCGCCTTACTCCCAACTGAGCATCTCTATGAGACCACAACTAGCCGGCGAGCTTCAGCAACTCCAGCCGCCGCCTTCGCAACGCCAGCGAGTCGCCCGACTCCGACTGGATCGGCACACCCTGGTCGTCGATCACGATCTTCCCGTCGGTGTCGTACAGCGCCCCGCCGCACTGATCGCAGTACTTCGCGTCCGGTGCGTTCAGCGCTCCGCCCGCAACCGTGCACGAGCTGGACGGGCATTGCATCGACCCCGGTGCTGCGTGCGGAGCCGGGTCATAATCCGGCGCGTCGGTGTAATCCGCCTGGAACGCGCCTCGACGCTCACCCGCACCCGCCGCCGACCACCGGTCAGCCCCCGCACCCATATCCCCCGCCAGCTCATGCCCGCAGCTCCCGCAGTACTTCGCATCCGCCGAGTTCCACCCGGAGCAGCTAGAGCACTGCTGGCTCATGTCCTCCACCCCGGTCATGTTGTTCAGCCCGGCCTTCGGCTGCATCGCATGCCCGCACTGGTCGCAGTGCCGCGCCGAATCGGCGTTCACGCTGTGGCAGACCGGGCATTCGTTCGTCTCGCCGTCGTGCGCCGAATAGGGCTGCGTCGGGGTCCGCCGCTCACCCGGCCGGCCGGCCGACAGCGTAACCATCGTCGACCCCGCCGTCGCCGACGACGCGCCCAGCGCCACCGCCGACACATCCCCGCGGTGCAGTTCCAGATCCAGCATCGCCCGCGTCTCCCAGTCCGGCGACCACTCCTGGCCCATCGTGACGAACCCGATCGACATCTCATCCATGTCACCGCGCTCGACCGCGGACGCGAGGTTCCGCACATCGCTCCGGCCGCCGTCCATCCGCGCCTCGACCAGCAGCCCGCGAGTGTCCTGCGACAGGGTCAGCGTCCCGTTCCTCGTCCGCGCCAGCGGAATACCCGCGTCGTTGTGCCCGATCAGGAACGGTACGTCCAGCTCGGGCCGCGCCAGCGACCGGCTGAACGCACCCGGCCGCACAATCTCCGTATACGGGTCGCCCCACGGATCCCACATCTCAAACGGCGCGTCGAACACCGACCCGTAGCCGGTGAACAAGAAATCCGTCCCCCCGCTGCCGTTCGGCTTCGCCCGCATCTCCAGCGTCATCCCGCGCCGCTCAGCCCGCCGGATCATCGACCCGCGACGGCGGCGGCGGAGCTCGAAACGGGCCTGGTCGGCGGTCTTTGACTCGTCGACCTCGATCCCGAACTTCTTGCACGCGGCGAGGACCTTCGGCCGTGCCTTGTCGCCGAACGGCGACGTGGACAGCCGCGCCAGCGCATTCCTGGCGTGCGCCTCATCGTGCACGGGGAAGTGCCGCAGCGACCGCGGCGTGGTCTTCCCCTCAGCGTCCTTGGTGCCGCCGTCCTCTATGTACGCGAACGCGGAGTCGGGCAGGTCGTTGATCGATGCGGACGACATCGCCGCCCGCGTGTCCATGATCGTCATCTCATTCTCCCTGCCTCAACAGAGATTGCCGACCGGCTGGCCCGAGCCGCATTGCCAGTCGCCGCGACACACGGCTGACAGCCCGGCAGCCGCGGATCACCACCGGGCCGCACTGCAACCGTCACCAGCCCGTCGCAGACAGCCACGCCCGGATGATTGAACTCGCACAGGCACGCGCAGGGCCTCATGCTCATTCGCCCTGCCTAACGGGGGCGACGGGTGGCGGCAAGGGGGTTACGAGCGCGTCGATCATTTCCTTCTGATCCGGCGTCAGCGGCGCCCGGTCCACGATCTCCCGGCCCTCATCCTGCGTGATGATCCGCGACCCGACCGCCATATGCAGCCCGGTCCACAACGTCTGGAAGTCGACCCGCAGCAGCGAGTCCAGGTCAAACTTGCAGTACTGCCCCGGCGGCAGACAGGCGCCCCACCACATCTCCCACTTCTTGATCCACCGGAACATCGTGTACGTCAAAAACGAGAGCGCCCGCTGCTCCACATTCGCATACGTGATCGCCGAACCCTCGGACTCGCAGCCCACCATCTCCGGCGCGACCCGCATGAACCGGCACACCTTGGAGTCGGAGAGTTTCTGCGTGGCGAGGAACTGCGACTCGTCTGGATGGATCTGGATCTGGTCATACTTCCACCCGCCGCCGAGCACCACCGGCTCACGGCTCCCGTGCAGGGCGGCCATAAACCGGGCCTTCAGCGTCTGCGCGTCCTTCAGGCTGACCTCGTCGACCTTGTCGTTGGTCAGCAGGCCGCTGGGGTGGCCGCCGTCCTCGAAGTACTGCGAACCGAACTGCTCTGCCGCCAGACCCAGCCTCGTCGCCCGCACCCCGTACATCACCGGCGACATCCCGATCGGGCTGCCCGGCCACCGGAACATCGCCTTCCGCCACAGCCGCTCATCAGGAATGACCTCAGACCGGAACTTCGTCTCATACGTGCCGTCCTGCAGCCTGCGCACGTGCACGAGGCCGGGGTTCTCGAGCTCCACCTGAGTCGGCAGCATCAGCCGGTCCCGCGCCGCGACCTGCCCGTACTGCGTCCCTTTCAGGCAGTTAGCCATCGTCCCCATGTAAATGAAGTCGTAAATGTCGTCATGCGCGCCCGGCCACTGCAGGATCTGCGGCTGCCTGCTGACCCGCGTTGCCGACCCGGCGCCGTACCCGGGTCCCTCATACGCCCACGGGGTCAGCATCGCCATCGTCGAGGAGATCAGATCCGAGCACGACCACCACGCCGAATGGTGCAGCGCCCCGTCCGGGTCACCGGCCGCGTGATCCTGCAGCGCCTGGGTGTACGGCCCGACCGGCGGCGAGATGAACGTGAGCATCCGCTGCTCAAGCTGACGACTCCGCTCGGAACGCTCGTAACCCGGTTTCGGCCCGGCGAAGACACCCACCTAGAGCCGCTGGTCCAGCATCAGGCAGAACGCTCCAGCGACCATGAACCCGGCCGGCCTGAACACGGCCCACGCCCCGTAACTCACCAGGGCCGCGCCGCCGACACCCGGCACCGACCGCGACCACCCCAGTACCCGCCCCGCAACCGCACCCACCAGCTCCGCCGCGCGGCCGAGCCCGGCACGCCATGAGACGCCGATCGCCGGGCGGCCATGCGAGACAACAGCCAACACGCACCTGCCACAGGTCAGGACTAACGGTCGTTACCGCAAGGATGCCACAGCCAGCACAGCAACGGTGATCACGGCTATTAGAAGCCTTCGACGCGCGCCAGATGCAGCCTGCCAGCCCGAGACGCCTGCCACACCAGCTCGCAGACCGGGCAATGCTTCGTACCGACGTGCACGAGATCCGAATGCCCGCACTCAGGGCACAGCGTCCCGAGCTTCCACCCGGTCGGCGCATGCCACTCACAGAAGTTCACGCCGCTCTCCTCACCACATGGTGTTCAGGATGTCGATCGGTTTCGGTAGCCGCCGGATCGCCCACACCCCCATGCAGGTATTCACCGCCGCGTCGATGCGCCGCTTCGACTTGCCCTTGGACAGCGTGAATCCCCGTTCCTGCGCCCGCTTCGCTGCCGCCAGGACCTGACGGCCGAACTCGAGGTCGCCGTCGTGCACGATCTGCGGCGGGTCAGCCGTGATCGCCGTGAACGTCTCCCCCACCGCTGGGGCCATCAGCGCCGCGGTCTGGTCGAACTGGATCACCGCAAGGCCCTCATCGTCTTCGAGCATCCGCGCCGGCAGCTCGAAGAACCGCGGGTCGTACACCAGGCCCCGGAACGCGTCGCCGAGGCCGCGGGCCGCCGTCACGATATACTCGTAGACCTCCAGGTGATCGATCCGGCCGCCCGACGGCAGCCAGATCTTCTGCGTCACCGCGATCCGCCCGTCGGCCAGCAGCCGGAACGTCCCGACCGCCGTCGAGTCACGGGTCAGCGACATGTCAACCGCCAGCACCGACGCCTCATCGCCGGCCAGCGACCACGTGCCCTTGCACCTCCCCCAGGCCGCCGGGTGCTCCTTCAGCCACGAATCCTCCGGGATCTTCTCCCACCGGTTCGCGTAATACCGGCCCCACTCATGCGCCGGCATCAGCGGCTTACCCCACTCGGCCACGCGGTCAGCCGGATTCCACAAGATCCCCGCCGCCGGCGACGCCGCCGCGACCGCAGCCCGCCGGTCCGCCTCCTCCGCGAAGTCCAGGTGCTCCGGCGCCTCCCAGCACTCGAACAGCAGCCGCGGATTCAGCCCCGGATCCCGCTCGACCTCCTTCCCGTGCTTGTACATCGACCCGAACAGGCTGTGATCCACATCGAACCCCGCCGTTGAGATGTCGATGATCCGCCCGGGGCCGCGTTCCACCCTCCGGACGCCGGTCACCTGGCCACCGGCGTCCGTGACCGGGATCTCGCAGCGCAGCTGCCGCTTGTTCGTGCTCTTCGCGATCACGACGTGCATTCGGGCCCGGCCCTCCCCGGTGTCGCCGAGCTCGTGGACCTCGTCGCACACGAATAGCGACGGCAGGCCGCCCTCGTTCGTCGCCGCGACCGCCGCGACGCGGACGATCTCGCCTGGCCGCCCGTCCGACCGGATGATCTTCGAGTCGTAGACCTCGAAGTAGCCCCGCAGCGGGCTTTCGTCGACCTTGTGGCCTTCCTGACCGCCGCACATGATCGACGCGGCGCCGAACAGCTTGTTCGCCTGGTCCCACGAGTTCGCCGCAGAGACGATATCCGGGCTGACGGGCGCGATCTCCGGCGGGCCGGCCAGCTCGAGAACTTCGATCCCGGCCACGAACGTCGTCTTCCCGCCGCCGGTCGCCTCCGACCGGACCCACCAGGAGTACCGCCAGTGCCCGCACCGCCCGCACCACTCATACCACCTGTACAGTGAGCGTTTCTGATCCTGGCGGAGCGTGATCTTCTGGCCGTACCAGTCACCCTCGCCGCAGATGATGTAGGTCTGCATCCACCAGACCGCGCGCGGGCCTTCGGTCGGCCAGAGCTGGCCGGGCGGCGGTGACCACCCGCAGTCAGGACACGGCGGACAGGTCATCCGGTGCCCACTTCGCCGCGTAGTCCGGATGGTCGCTGAAAACTTCGGCGTCGATGCGCAGGGTCTGGCACCAGCCGCCGTTGTAGTACTCGTCATGCACGACGTGGCAGGTCTTGCATCCGAAGCCGGGGTCCGGGCCGTAGTCCAGGGCGCCGTACGGGTTCGGCGAGTGCTCGTGCTCGGCCAGCCGCTTCCGTCCGGCTGCGACCTCGCGGAGCACCCGCGCCGGATCATGCCGCGCGATGTGCGGTGCCTGGTTCTCGTCTGGCGCGTCTTCGTCGTACACGACCGGGCCGCCGAGGCTGGAGATCGAGCCGGGGTGCCGTTCAGGATCATCCTGCGTCCAGGTGCCGCCTTCGCGGGCAGCCAGCTTCGCGGCTGCTTCGTCTTCGTCGAGGCGTGCGGCCAGGAACTCATCCAAGCCGAGGGTCCGGCTCTCCGCCACTATCCCCACCTCCATCACCAGGGAAACCCGCCGACAAATCCACCAGCGACCGCGCCTCCGCCAGCAAAGCAATCCCCAGCCTTGCCCGGTTGAGCGCACCCACACCAATCTGCGCCTCACACCGCTCCGCAACCGCCAGAGCCTGCCCCGCAATAGCAAAATACGGCGACGCAACATCCTGACCCATCGACCCCGTCGTCACCGGCGACGCCCGCCCCAACGCCAGCGCCTTCAACCAGTCATCCACCGACTGCGCCCACCGGATCACCAGCTCACGATCCACCGGACTGAGCACCGACGACAGGCGCGCATCAGCCCACAGCGAACCCCACATCCGCCGCGTCCGCAGATCATAAGCCAGCCCATCGCTCCGCTTCGGCAAGCTGAACCGCGCCAGCGGCACCGACGGCAGCACCACCCGCGCGCCATTCCGCGGATCCACCGCCATCCCAGCCGGCTTAGGCGCCCGCGGCACCGGCAGCCCAAAAACGCGCCCGGCTGTTACCGGGGAGGGGGATCAGGGGGAGCAGGGTCCTCGGGGCACCATGATCTTTAAAGAATCGCAATATGCACGGAGTGTTATGTGCGTGTGTTTCGCGTGCCATTCCCATTCCCTGGTGTGTGGTTGCCATTGCCTGTTGTTTCTGGTGTGGGATTCACTTGCGGCTGGTGAGTGGGTTGGCTTTGGTGGGGACGTGCTTGGGGTGGGTGTGTGCCTTGGGTCGTGCTGGCTTGAGTGCGCCGCCTCCGCTGCGTGCTGGTTTGCGTGGCTTGGCGTGGTGGCTGGTTTTGCGGGTGTGGTGGTGGCTGGTCTTGGCTGTGTGCCGGTGGGGGTGGTGGTGCCAGCGGCGGTCGCCGGGCAGCTCGTCGCTGGTCATCGCTGGTCGCGGCCCTGGCCTAGCGCGATGGCGTAGATCTTGCGTGTCTTGTGGTCGGGTGTCCATGTGCAGTCCGTGACGCGGTGGGTGATGCCTTGGGCGGGTGGCTGGCAGTACCACTCGCAGGTGTAGGTGCCGGCGCGGTCGGTGCGCTGCTCGGTCAGGATTGGCGTGCCGTCGCTCATCGGTTGCCCCTGTTGCAGGCTGAGTGTGCGAGTCCGCGGTATCCGGTGCGGTCGGGTGTGTGGGCGAGGTCGAGGTCGTTCCGGTCGGTCATGGGTCTTCCACAGTGTGCGCAGGGCTGGCCTGGTATCCATTGTGCGATGAGCTGAGTGCGGAGGGCTTGGTGCGGGGGTCCGTAGCCGCGCTGGGTGGTGGTGCCGCGGCGCTGGGCCTGGCGTTGGTTGGCTGCGGCTTGGTGGGCGGGGCAGCGCTGGGTGTCGCCGTCGAAGACCTGGCCGCAGACCTGGCCGCTGGTGGTGTCGGCGCAGAACCGGGTAGTCATCGTGCTGCGGCTTGCTGCCATGCGGCTGTGCGGCGGCAGCGGTTGCAGGTGACATCAGCCGCGACGGTGGTCGTCGGTGGGCAGCGGTCAGGTCCGCCGCACCATGAGTTGCAGCCCATGGGCGTGTTCTTGCATTCGTGCTCTTCGGCCGAGTGGCGGCAGGGGATCTGGTAGTGGACGGTGCGGAGCTGGTCCTTGCGCAGCGGGGTGACAGTGGCGAGGGTGCGTCGGCGGGATGCGACCAGCTGGGGTGGTGCGGGTGGCAGGAACCCGGTGGCGTAGGTGTCGGCGGCGTGCAGGATCGCGTCGACAGCCTCATTCTGGGTGACCACGTGGCGGCTGGCGTAGGTGAGCTGGCGGTGTGTCTCGGCTTCGAGCTCGTCCCGGTTCACCGGTCGTCGTCCCAGGGGTCGTCGCAGCCTTCGCACGTCGGGTGGAGGCAGACGGGGCAGAGGTCGTGGCACCAGCAGCCGCACGCGGACGGGCAGTAGTCGTCGTCGATGCAGGGCAGGCACCGGCCGTTGATGATCCAGACTTCGCTGGCGGTCACTGGTCGCCGCCGATCAGGTCAGCGAACGGGTGCTGGTGGTCCTCGCAGCGCCAGTGGGGGCATTTCCCGTAGAACGCGTCGCGGTCGGCGGCGAGCTGGCGGATGCGTTCCCGCTCCGCCGCGACCGCATCCGCGATGAGATCGGCTACCGGCGTGAGCACGGCGGCGTCCGGCACCACCTGCAGCGGGTCGTCCTTGTGCTTGTCCCAGGCGGCTCGCCACGCGGCGGCGAGTTCGTCTACCTGTGCCTGGTCGATGTGGTCGCGGGTGGTGATGATGCCGACTGGTATCTCGGCGGCTGCTGCGGCGATCAGCGGCGCGGCAGCCTCCAGCGCGGCCGCTGCGTCTTCGAGCGCAGTCAGGGCGATCGCGGCGCGGCGGGATTCCTCCGTGCCAGTGCCGTGGCCAAACGCCAGATGGCGCTTGATGATCGCCTCCGCTGCAGCTGCGAGCACGGGCTTGCCGCCAGGCCATGGCTGGGCGGTGATGGCTTCGGGCGGGACCGGCGGGGTGGTCATCGGATGTGTCCTCCAGTTGGCGGTTCGGTCAGTGGGCCATTCACAACAGCGGAGCGAATCGCCGACAGGTCGGGCGGTTTGCCCAGCCAGTCGGCCGGGTCGAATCCGTCACATCGGTAAGGCGTGTCAGCGCAAGGGATGAGTTCGGCGGTCGGGCTCATAACGCGGCGCCAGCGGATGGTGTCGCATTCTCGGGCGAAAGCCCGGCGGTCGGTTCGTTTGTATTTCCGGAACCACCACCATTGGACGATGCGCCAGTTCCACCAGGCGGTCATTGCTTGCTCCAGTTCAGTAGACGGGCAGGAATCGCTTCCGCGGGTCGGGTTCGTTGCGGATGACCTTGCGGATATACGCGGCAGGGTCAGCCGGGCTCCGGTCTTTCAGGATCTCGGCATACACTTTCTCGGCCCAGGCGACCGTGATTACCTTCCCGGTTGCGTTGTTTATCTCGGTCATTATCAGTTGGAATATCTGATCGCGGTCGAGCGGCCGGGGGTTACTGCCGTTACCCCGATCAGATACATCAGCCACGGGAAGATCTGCCTCTGCCTCTGCCTCTGCCTCTGCCTCTGCCTCTGCCTCTGCTTCGGTTTTGCTTCCGTTTTGCTTAAGCACTTGCTTGCCACTGCGAGCCGCCGACCTGCGGTTACCTGTGGGCGATGCCGATTCCCCAGAGTGCGACTCACCTACGGGCATGGGTGCGCTTACAGTGTTCACCCCACTATGGGGAGCAGTGCGCGAGGAGTCTTGCCCAGGGTTATCCACAGGTTCCGCTGCAAGCACTTGCTCAGGCGTTTGCTTAAGCACTTGCTTAGCACCTGGTTTCGCGAGGCCACCCTTGCGGCCCGCCTCCGAGCGCTTACGGCGAAGCTCTTCGACCTCCTCGCGGGACCGCTGATGCTCCAGGTAATCGTGCATCAGATAACCACCGCGAACACGCCCGGCAAATCCCCGGTCAATGATCTGCTGCCGAATGGGCGCGGTGCCGATTGTCTTCCACACGGCGTCGCGGACGAACCCGTCGGTGAGTTCCTCACCGCAGTACGCCCACAATTCGACGATGGTCCACTTGACCTCCCGCCGTGCGCCGTCGAGCTTGCGGTGCCGGGGCAGGCGGACGTCGACCCTGATGTATTCCCAGTTGGGTCTGGCCACTTCATCCGGTCCTGTCTCCTCGGTCAGCGAATGGTGGTGCCGCCAGGCTGGGCGTGGCATTCGCAGGCTCAGCCTGGCGGCGGTGGCAGCCCTGCCGCGGTCATGGCCGTGCCGGGTGCGGGCTGCCGTTGGTGCGAGCCGGTCCACCGGCCGCTCCTTCACGGTCGGCGGTACCGAGATGGTGTACGGCTACCTCGCCAAGAGCGCCCCCGTCACCCGGCGCAATGAGCACCCGCTGGCCGCAGCGGGCCGCGCCGCCCGCGCGAACGACGCCCGCCGGTTCGGCACCCAGCCGTTCACCGCCCGTGACCGTGAGCTGCGCGAGGACATCTGCGGCTTCTAGGACCACCACCACCGGAAGAAAGAGGATCACGTCATGCCAGCCATGCTCCACCTCCGCGACGACGCGCCCTGGGACACCTCCTACGGCAGCCAGTCCCACTTCCTGGCTTCCCGCGCGGCCCGGCGGATCACCGACGACATCGCCGCTAACGACCGGTGGGGCGACGAGCCCGCCTACCGGCCCGAAGACGGCTCCTATGCCGGCGATGCCCGTGACGCCCAGGTGCGCTGCCACAGCGACTACCTGTTCCTGCACCCCCGCAAGGGCACCGGCATGATCACCCAGGCCGAATGGGTCTATCTCGCGCTGTTTCCCGCCGCCGCGCGGTGGGCTGAGCTGCGCGACGAGATCACCCGTCTCGTGGCGTGCGGCGCGCTGGCGGCTGACGAGCGGATCGAGGATGCCGTGACGCGGCTGCTGGACAACGGCTACACCGTCGGGACGCTGCGCGCGGAGACTGCCGCGACGGCCGATCCGGTCGGCCTGGCCGAGATCGCCGACCGGCTGCAAGTGGACCGGGCCACCGCCGACCAGTGGCGGCAGCGCGGCGTCCTGCCCGACCCGGTGTGGACGGTCGGCGGCCGTCCCGCGTGGCCGTGGCCCGTGATCGCGGCCTGGGCACGCGAGACCGGCAGGCTCCCGTCCGGCCCCGTACACGGCTGACAAGCCGCTGCTGATCCCCCGTGCCAGGTCACCGGCCGGGGGATCAGCCGTGCGTACAGCCCTCAAGGCGTTGCCTCCTTGGCTGCTTTGCGTTCGGCGGATGATTCGCCGCGCCACCGCACCACGACCTGGATCCCGCGCAGCCCTGCGGCGACCAGTCCGGCTGTGGCGGCGGCGAGGATGGTGAGGAACGCCAGTACCGCAACCAGCCCGCTCACTTGCTCGCCTCAGACGCGACACAGAGCCACTCGTGCGTGTCGTCGAGCGCGGTGGCGGCGGCGAGCGCGAGCGTCGCGTGCACCTGCGCGGCAGCGATGAATGCCGGCTCAGACGGGTCGGCGCGGTTTCCTGCGTTGAAGGCAAGGAGTCGTTCGGCTTCGGTGTAGTGCTCGGGTCCGGTCATCGGTATCCTTTCTCTGTCTGGGGACGGTGGATCGCCGGCGGCGCGGGACACGGCCGCCGGCGATCGCTTTCTACTCGGCCTTGGTCTCGGCGTCGTGGTCGGCCTTCTCCTCAGCCTCAGCCTCGTCGAGCAGGACGTTGAGCTGGTCACGGAAACCCCGGACGTGCTGCCAGTGCTCGGTGACCCGGACGTGATGAATCACGCCCTTCTCGATGTGGACGTCAGCGCCCGTGTTGCCGTGGACGGTGATGTTCTTGCCGGCGCGGGTTGCGTGCAGCGTCATGCGGATAGTCCTCTTCTCGGGTTGGCCGCCGGCAGTGTGCTGGCGGCTCAGGGCCAGCCCCGGAACCGTGCCCCATGCGTCGAGGCGCGGGGACGGGGCTGGCGCTCAGCCGCCAGGGCTAGTCGGCGACCAGGCGCTGCTCCTCAGCCTCCTCCCGCTGCCGCCGCACCACGAACAGCCCCGGCGCGATCCCCGCGTACCCGTGCTCCGGGTGCGCCTGCACGGCCAGCGCGCCGTCAGTGACGGTGAGCACGCCGACGGCCAGGCCCGTCGTGTCGGTCACCTGCGGCTGCCAGTAGCAGGTGCCCTGGTCGGCGAACAGCCGGTGCTCGTGACCGCCGCCGGCGGCCTCGACGACGGGGACGCCGGCGCGGCCGATCGGCTTGCCCGGGCCCGCGAACGTGATCTGGCCGTCGAGTTCGGCGAGGGGGATGATGATGGTGTCGCCCTGGGGCTGGATGCCGTCGAGGTAGGGGATGGTGGCCTGGCGGTCGAGCTGGTCGAGGACGTCGAAGCCGTGGCGGCTTATGGCGTCGCTGAGTGTGGGCATGATCGTTCCTTCCTAGTGGTTGGGTGGTGCGGTGGTATGGACTGCCGGATTGCGGTCGGTGGCCACGCAGCTGAGTCCGAGCGACAGGACGCGCATGGCCGGCCGCGGTGTCATGTGCGCCTCACGGTGCGGGCGTACTGATCCCGGGTCAGGCCGTACGTCCACGCAGCAGCCTCCAGAGGATCTGAGATGCGCGCGGGCACCGTCAGGCCGTACCTCCGGCGCGTGCCGTCACGTTCCGGTGAACCGTTGACGCAGAGAAGCAGCCGGACCGAGTCGCCCCACAGCCGCTCCGGCACGTCATACAGCACCAGGTGCTGGCCGGGGTTACCAGGATCGGGCACCCGCGCGCACGCCACCTCTGCACTGCGGCGCCTGGTGCCCGGTACTTCGCCGACCGGCACGAGACCGGCCTCCTCAGCGAACCGCGCCCAGCCGAGTGACTCGATCGCGCACCGCCGGACCTCCACATTCGGCTCCGCAGCGATCCGCTCCACCGTCGGGCACTCGACCACCCAGGAAGGCACGCGGCGGCCGTGCCAGCGCCAGAACCCCCACCCGTCACGCCACTGCATCGCCATGCCCGCCGCCGAGTGCAGACGCCCCTCCGCGTCAAGGCGGAGCACTGCCGGCCGGTCCACGACGATCGCGAAGCCGCGGCAGGCGAACCACCAGCCGGCGTTCCTGGCGATCTGCTGCTGGCCGTGGATCTTGCCGAGGCCCGTGACGCCGATGCGTTCCATGGCGTCGTAGTAGGAGAGCCATCCGGCCGAGAGGTTGCCTCCCTGGTAGCTGGCGTACCAGTTCTTCAGGCGGTCGCGGACCTCCGAGTAGACCGCCGAGCCGACCGCCGAGTCGACCGCCGAGCCGACCTCCGAGCCGACCGCCGAG